CACGCTTACAAATTGAGTGTTTAAGTTGTGAGTAACAGTAAAGCTTGTAGCTGAGTTGTCACCAATTGTTGCAGTAACCTTACGGGCCACTACATCAGTATCAATAGCCACTGTATCAGCTGTAGCAGCTCCAGCTGCTCCGCCACCAGAAGTAGTAATACCTAGACCAGGCTTTACCTTTGTACCAGTAGAAGTGGTTGTAATAGCTGCGTTGGTGTCAAGAAGGATTGCGCCACCTGAACCACCAGTAGTCAAACCACCAGTTGTTGAAGGGGCAAATGTGAAGTTAGTTCCTGTAAGAAGAACACCGTTTGAGGCAGTGTATGTTCCTGTACCAGAGAACTGAGCGTATGCCAAGGCATCTGTACCAAGCTTAATTGTCTTAACTGGTGTTGTGGATGTTCCTTGTACAGTCTGAGCCCAACCAGTTCCGCCTTGAGTTGTACCGTTGATTACGAATACAAAGTCTCCAGAAGTAACCTGAGCTGGAATGTGGTTATCGTAGTCAGTTGTACGAGTAAGTACTGCTGCTACTGAAACTGTTCCTGCTGTAGAAACGCGGTAAATACCGTTTTGAGTTCCTGTTGTCTGGTTCTTTAAGAGAACTCGATCATTTAGTACAAGAGTGACTCCGTCAATTACTAGAACGCCTGTTGCTGTTACAGCAAAAGTTGCTCCAATACCTGCTCCACCGTCTGCTCCTGTTGAGCCAGGTGTATATGTACCAACGATGTTGGTTGTAGATGCGGCTTGTACTTCATCCTTAACGTTAAGGCCTTGTGCAACGCTATCTACGTAATTCTTAGTTGCGGCATCTTGTGCGCTTGTTGGATCCGCTAGGTTTGTAAGCTTGTACCCACCCATTGAGTAATCGCCAGTTGCAGTAGCAAGGGCGTTAAGGTGAATTCCTGAGTGATCTGTATCTGTGTGGCGGTGTACGTGATCTGCATTAGCTACACGAATACTTGTTCCAGCTGCATTTGCTGCACCTAGGTTTGCAATATCTCCAACTTGACCACGGGCTTGGGCCACTACCCAGTTTGCAGAAGAAGCGGTGCCATTTGAAACATACAAAGTGTTGCTTGTAAGATCAAAGTATGTAGAGCCACTTGAGAGAGGTGTTGTTGATGGGGCACCTGAGCCAGTTGTTACGCTACCTACTGGTGTCCAAGCGTTTGGTACATAAACCTTAAGAGTACTGACTGTTGTGTCATATACAAGTTGGCCAAATACCGGACTTGAGATTGCGTTAATCTGTGTAGTTGAAAGGTTCTGAATACGGGCATTCAGAAGTTCAAGCTTGTTAAGATTAATTGGCGTTAGAAAACTACGTGACATTCATCTTCTCCTTATGAAAGATAAGCGTTTCCGCTAAAAGCTGTTTGAAAGTTTAGGACCAGTGAGTTCCGATTAGTATACGTAATTTCGCCTTCAACGATTGTTCCAGCTGAGTCTACCACGGTTACGTTTGGATAGAAGTTTAAATTGTGGGTTATAGACCAAGTATTGCTAGAGACGCCCTGTTGATGGTTAAAGGCTACTGATGGGAAGGCTATCTGGTTTATAACAATAGGTGCTTGTTCCACCACTGTTACGATATCGGTTGGCTCCAGGCCATTTGCTGGGGTAGCCTCCCAAATTGGACTCACTTTGTAACCTCTCGTTCAGTAAAGATCTTACCGGTCAGGTAGGTTCTGACTGTTTGATCCGGAGCTGTAAGCTGTAGGTCATAGTAGGCAGTTGGTGGGAAATCATCCGTGACTGTACCAGGAAGGGAAAGTCTGATGCTGTCGATAACGCCACTGTTTGTATATGCAAACTTGACAAAGGTAAATTCAGCAAGGATGGCTGGGCCAACCTGAGCATAACTACCCTGGCTAAATAGACGAACCTGAGCTTTAGGTGTGTATCCGCTGATATCAAATTGGAACTGGAACTCTGCAGTAAAGGAGTCTCCCGCATAAGCAGTTAGATCTCTGATCATAGCTGTTCCCTGAGGAGTAGTGTCTCCGTAGTTTGGGATGTTTAGGCGTACGCGTTGTGGAAGAGATCCATCGTCCACTTCTTGTGGTCGGTATACTGGTACCAAGCGGTTTGTAAGGCGGCTGATACGACGCAAGGTCATAACTTCAATACGGAACAAGCCTATGCCTAGCATAGCGCAGAGTTCCTTGTACTGGTTTCTGCGGATCTCAAGCATTTCATTAAGCTGACGGAATCGTTCTGAACGAGGGATTGATACCCCATCAGGAGAGATGATGTCAATGTCAAATGCTGAGTCAGTTGCTAAGGTGTATAAAGCCAGGGTAGAGGCTAGAAGGACCACTGGGTACTCTTCAATAGGTGGAAGTAAATCAATCTGATTGATTCGGGCACCAGAGGTATCAGTAGCTCCACGGGCATGCTCTAAGAAACCTGTGTGAATATAATAAGAAATTTCTGTATCAGTAAAGTAACGGTATGACTGACCCACTACTTTAATTACTGAGTTATTTGGCGGCACGTTTGCTGTACCAAAGTCCAGCATTCCCACGCCTTCTTCAACAGTTACAAAGTTAGATTTGTTTACGCCATTAACAGTGACCTGTAAAGAATATCCCTGTACTGGAGCTGTGCTAAGTTGAAAGCGGTATGTGACCCCATCACCTGTAAAGGTGTCAGTGAATGCTCTGGCTGTATCGCCAATTTCTGCTCTCAGTCTATCTGAAAGCTGCTGTACTGTGGCCACTGATCCTCCATAAAGGTTGTGTGCTAATCATCTAACATTATATATAATAAGTCCTGCTAAAAAGGCTCAACTCCGACAGGAGGGCGATTGTCGGAGTTGAGCGGACTATAGAGGAAACCTTGTCCTCTTACAAACGATTAGAAAGGTATCCCTTTTCTTCGAGGTGACGAGCAAGATCCTTAGAGACCTTGTACTTCTTACCTGCTACGAAGGAATAGAAATTGCCTGCGCCAAATGCCATCATTTCAAGTGTTTCCGCAACGCGGATAACTACCTGGTCATCTGCCAGGGAAACCCCTACGCTTTCGACTTCGTCAATGATAGTTGGGTTTGATGGGTTGGCTGTGAGATCTGTAACTTCAGTCTCATCTTTGAATTCTTGTACTCTAGTTGCCATAGAGATTTCATTTGCCCTAGCTGCCTGTTGCTCAGCCACTGCCTTAAGTTGTTCTTCTCTTTGACGTCCTGTGACATCAGATACTTTTGCTTTTGACACGATTTGTGTTCTCCTTATAGTTTAGTTTTTGAAAGTAGCTGGGGGAGCTTGCGCCCCCCCAGGCCACTGTGTTGAATTAGTTGGTTTCTGCGATAACTACAGATTGATCAGTGATTAGACCAAGACCGTAGATTGCGTACCAAGCAAGTGCGTGCTCACGACCGAAGTCTAGAATACCGCCATCGCGGAGTTCTACTGGAAGAGAGATTGCGTGACCGAATGCGTTATCTCCAATGAAGATAGCTGAGTAGCGGTCTGCGTTACCGTTACCTGTCTTGCGAACAGGAGTTGTGTATCCACCACCAGTTGGGTAGACGATTGACTCTGGAGCAACTGCAGTATCAGTGGTGTAAGAAGTTCCTGCACCGTTTGTTACCTTGTCGATCTGAGTTGTTTCGATGAATACTGTGTCGTACAAACGACCGATTTCACCGAGCATGAAGTTACCTGGAGCTGCGTACTTTGTGACTTCAATGAATTCTGAGTTATCACGAAGACGACGGCTCTGGTGTGGGTGGATGAACGCTACGTAAGTCTCACCAAGGCGAGGAATGTTACGTGTAGCAAGTGTCTCAACTGCGTCCTTAACGGTGCGTGTTGAAAGATGGAAGTTACCAGTCATTGAAGCACGTGATGTACCGTTTGTGCCGTATGCGTAAAGGTTGTTACCAGCAGCGTTTGAAGCTGTTGAGTATAGACCTGAGCGATCTTCACCGTAGATTACGGATGAAGCAGCCATAAGTGTGTCACGAGCCTGGCCATCAAGGTAGAGAGCCATGTTACGTCCAAGAAGACGTGATGCTGATGCCATAACGTCATCGAATGATGCGTTAAGTAGGAGTTCTGATACAGCAATTGCAAAGCCGTGCTCTGCTACTGTGATTGAGAACTGTTGTGCTGTCAATGCGTTTGTTGACATACGGACACCTTCAACGAGTGAAGATGCATTTCCGAGGTTGTTATAACGCATGAAGTTGATCTGGAGACCAGGTGCAACGCCTAGTTCTGTCTTCTTAACAGCGAACTGCTCGAAGCGTAGAATTGGCATTGACTGGAAAAGGATTTCCTTTGACCAGATAGTTTGAATTGCTTGTGTTAGCTGGCTGTTAGAGCCAGAGTATGCTGTAGGTGCTGCGGCTAAATTGCCGGTACCTGTTACGGCTGATGCCATGTCGGTGTTACTCCTTGTTCATATATGTTTGAGGGGTTTTTAATTACTATTTACTTTTTAACCAAAGATTCCTTTGTCTGTGCCACGTCCCATTCCGAGACGTTCACGAACTTTTGCGTATTCAGTAACCGACATAGCGGCAATTTGTTCCGCTGAGAACTGTTGTTGGTCCGAATTGTTTTCCATGGTTGGGGGCAAAGTTGGACGAGTACCTGTCATTTCACGACGTGCACTCTGCATTGCCTGTGATGCCGAATCAAGAATCTTAGAGGATCGATCTCTAAGTCCTGTAATACTTTGTTCAATCTCTTCAGGAGTATTTCCTGAGATTAGATCTACAAGCTCAGGGATAATATTATCCTGTTCTTCCTGTACGCGACGATTACGATACTCTGTAAGAGCGGCGTATTGACGTTCACGTTCTACTAACGCGAGATTGCGTGCGTTTTCTTTACGTACTTCTTCAAGCTGATCTGCCCATTCTTTTTCTTTGAGCGATAGAAGTTCACGTGTATCCATTTCAGATTCAGCCTTTTTACGAGCTTCTTCCTCTGCTTCTTTGCGGAGTCTATCTGCTTCAGCTAGACGTTCTTCACGATCTTTTGCAAGAAGATTTACTTCTCCTTTAAGAGATTCAATTGTGTCGTAGAGCTTTCCTTTTTCCTGCTCACGTACACGCTTTAGATCGTCTTCTGTGTAGCTCTTCTGTTCTACAAACTGTGAAGAAGCCACTGCTTCATTTGTTGTAGGAGCCGGGGTTCCTTTAGCTTCCATGTGGAAAGCTTCTTGAGCCACTGCATCGGTTACAACTGGAGATGCTTGTTCTGTCATAATTATTCCTTAGAGTTAAGAGGTCGTTGTCCGAATTAGTGCCACGATGACCTGCGGTTTAGTTTGGTATATAGCCTGTCAAATATTTTAAATATTGTCAGTCTAAATTCTTAATCAGTTTGTCCTTTGAACCCATCATCAGATCCGCCCTTTGCATCACCAGAACGCCATTGTGGAATTTTAGTTCCATAAGCTTCTGTGACAAGTTCGGATTGCATTTGAGCTAAAGTCTGTTCTTCAAATGGAGTTACTACTCCTGGTTGTCCCATAGGACCTGGGCCTGTACCATCGCCTGGTGCAGCTCCTGGAGGAAGTGTACCATCTGGCATCATGCCTGTGAGTGATGTAATAGCGGAGTTAATCTGCTGCTTGATAAGGGCAACTGCTCCATCGGCCTTTGCATCCTGGATAAGCTCTGCACGAATTTCTTCGAGCTTCTCTGCTGGGAATTCCTCACCAAGCTGACGAAGAGCGCCTTCACGGCTTTCTAGGTTAAGCTGCATCTTCATCTGGATCTCATTAAGAACAATGAGCTTATCTAGAGGAAGTGGTTGTGGGAAGTGAACAATAGTCTTATAGGTTAACGGGCTAGCTAAATCTAGCTGATCCAACTGATTTGGCTTAATTGGGCCGTTAAACATAGGGTTGTAAGTAAACATCTCCGGCTCTTTAAATGCCAAAGTGCGAAGCACAAGTTCGTTAACGCGCTCTAAACCCTCACCGTATTGGACAAGCTTCTGTTGGTAGCGGTTCATCAAAGGCTGGTACTGAATAGCAAGTGCAACACCTGAGGTGTTAGAGATAGGCTGTACTTGACCTAGTGCGGTCTCAGGTACGCCAATCATCTCGTGCATGGCTGTCTTGAGTACCTTTAAGTACTCTAGGGCGCCTTGTAAGCCCTGTCCGCCGCCTTCTAGGTTAAATACCTGGGCATCCTTAGGAAGACCGCCCCAAACCTTCTTAGGGCCCTTTTCTAGGGAAGATGCTTTAGCACCTGTAATAACTGTTACGGGGGCAGCATGGTAGTTAATGATGTCAGCTACATCTGTAGCTGTTTCATTATATGCACGGTTTAGCGTAATAACGTCGTGGCAATCAGAGAGTCCCCATGGGGATCCTGAAACACGTACGTTAGGAATATGAATGACTGGAACCACGCCAATTGGATTTGGACGAGAGTCAATAAGCTCGTCGTTAATGTATTCTTCGATACGATCATCAGTCAAGATTTCGGTGTAAGTGTATACCTGGCGTGTTCCCTCAACTGAAGTTCCCCAAAAGCGGTACTTTAGTTTAAAACGAATTA